TAATCTATTAATGTATTTTTAGCACTTTTAAAATCATAACTTTGATTTATAGGATATTCCTTATCTTTAATTAATTGTAGTTGGTCAAATGATGCATTTGTAATTGGATCAACCTCAGGTTTATGATATTTTATAGGATTACCATCTTTATCATATATCAATATTTTAATAAATACATCACCTATATTTTGAGTATCTTGCAAGAAATTAACGTTCCAGGTTATCGTGCCATCACTATTTAGTTTGTAATTATTTACTTTTATATATGCATTTTCATCAGTTATAGATGCAATCTTTGTTTCAACTGACTTAACTATACTTAATGTTTTATTATTTCCACAACCCACCAAACTAATAGCAACCATTAAACTTAATATTAAACTTACAATTTTTTTCATTTTACACCCTCCACAGTGATTCCGTTTTTATTTTTATAGGAAGCAAGCTCGGAAAACTTGCTTATCGAGTTGCAATCTCTATCCTACAATTATATTATATACCATATGTTGTTAAATATTACAAGCTATTTCGATTGAATAAATATTTGTGAGTATATTATGGCTTCAATTCTACCATTTTGCGAGGTTGAAATTTCAATTTTGTTATTGCCTATATTGATATATTGAGTTATATCTATATCATATAGGTTTATTTCATTTGAACCATCTCCGTAATTTACACCAAAATCAGTTCCATTTATTCTTATTTTTATATTATTGGGGTAAGTGCTTTCAAAAATTCCATAATCAATAGCATGTGCGTGACCTGGGGTCGTTGCCTCATGTGTATGCGCAGGTATATCTGTTGTATGAGTGTGAGTACCACTTGGACCAGCAGTATATAAATCCTGTGTAACATCTGTTCGCATCATAACATTGCATCCTAATCCTCCTGCTGAATTTGCTGTTAAAAAGGGACTTATTGTATCGATTATTAATCCATATTGCTGATATTCAAACATTTTATGCCTATGATTACCACCACCTGCACTAGTTTGTGTACTTCCTCCACTACTTGCACTAGTCGCAGTCGAACTTGATCCTGCGGATAATCCTTTTTCATAAGCCCTGTATTTTCTACCATGAAGGTTAATATAAATTCGATTAATATTAATAGTTTCCTTTGGTATATCTAAATCAATATTAATTGAATGTGCTGCATCTGCATTTTCTGCAATATTTATTGGGAATATACAGGTGTTGCCTTGTGGTGCGTTCTCTAGGCTCAAATTTCTTTGCTTTAACTCTATAATTTGGTCACTTAATGTTATTGATCTAGTGGATATAGTTAATGCTTTATCTTGTGGTGCTAAGAAATCAAATTCTCTTTCTATAACTCTTGCCAGAGCATCTATATTCATAAATTCATTTAAAATTTTTATATTGTCACCATTTGAATAATCCTCATTTTCATGTCCAGTTAATACGGATAAATCAAGTGATCCAATACCTAACGTTAATCTAGTTTGGCTTTTTTCAGCTAATACAGTAGCACCATAGATTTTAAGTGTATCAGCATTCTGTATATCTAAGTTTGTTATAACACCCTCTATAACACCATATTTTGCCATACTAATTGGGTTATCTAAATATTCTATGTTATTATTTATTTTTTTTATGTCTAACTGATTAATACCTTCGCCATATCCAAGTATGATGCCCCTTGTAATTATGTCTAAAGGATCATCTTCTTCAATTAAGCTTTTCATGTTATAGCCTAATTTAACTTCTACTCCATTATCATTCCCTTGCGCTACTAAATAATCTAAGTATAATAATCCATTAGTTTCTCTTACCCTTAAATCTCCGCCTAAAACATTTCTAATCTTACTTACAATTGTATTTAAAGTTGTTTCATAGTTGCAATCAACTGTTATAGGTTGAGTAACATTAATAGTTCCAATATATATTCTTCTACTAGCATCAACTTTTAAATTATGTTCATTTAATAAATAAGTTAAAAGTTGCGTAGGTGTTTGATTGGACAGATTCCATCTTCTAGTTTGAGTATCGTTTAAATAAGCCATACCACCTTCACAAGACACTTCTTTATAAAATAAACCATTACTATCCATATTACTTTTAACTGGCATTGCTCTACCTGTAAACATTACTTTATTATCTCTTGTATTTATTACTTTTACTTTAGTTATCAATCCTTCAATCTTGTTATAGCCTATATTATTTGGATATAAAGAAAAAGAAAGAATATCAGGTAATGATAAACTTTCCTTAAATGGTATTTTAATTAAATGTGGGGTGCCTTCTTCAGCACTAGGATAGTGAATTATAGTCTCTATCCCATTATTAAAAATACTAACTTGATACACTATAAACTCACCTTCCTAAATATAAATTTAATATGTCCACTACCATTGATTACTATATTATTTGCCCCATTCTTAAGCTTTAAACCATAGTTTTTATTATCACCTGTAACTAGACTATAAACCTTGCTATTAACTGTAATAGACATATTTGCGCTACAATTTATAGTAGGCATTATCAATCGCCCTGGGTTATAAAGTGTAATTGATTTACTACCTACTACATCATACTCATTTGTTTGCATATAATCCTCATTAAAATTGAATGTATCCCAGATATCATTACCAACAAAATCTAAGCTAGTTTTAAAAGGTTCCGCAGTAAATACTACTGTAAATTCTGCTACACTATGTTCTTCAGGTATTGGGATTTCATTTTCTACCTCTGCCATGAAATAGTAATCTGATATATCATCAAATATTAATCTTGATTGGGGGGTATCTTGTAGCCATTCAGCGATTTTAGACATTTCAGATTGGAGCTGTGCTTTACTATTACATATTAAAGTAAAGTTACAAACTATAGTCCTTTGGTTGTAGATTATCTCACCATTACTGGCCACTGTGGAAAAATCCCAAGTACTATTCATGCCAGGAACATCAGATTTAATTTTCTTTTTACTTGGGGTGCTTATAACTCTACTGTTTAATATTAAATGGAAATCATCATAAGAGTGTAAATTATTTAAATTTATTCCGTTCATTATACACCCACACTCCTTGCTTTTAATTTTATTGTTGAACCATTTGCTCTATCTAGGTGAGGTACTAATACACTCCCTAATTCTTTACCATCTACTATTATAAATAATTGTAATGGTTTATCATCTGTGACTTTTGCACTATCCTTTGCATTAGTTACAGTTTCTCCACCTTTAAAATTAACTATTTCAGGTCCATCTTCTCCTACCCAATGTGCTCCTGGGGTTGCGTTTCTTGTTCCATTTGCATAACCAGGTCCTAAGCCTGTATTATCAGGAGCTACATAAGGAACGTCACTATCATCCCCTGTGCCTCCGTAAGTTACCACTTTCCTTTTAACTGTCACTGTTGATTCTTTATCTTCGATTTTCTTACCGTTAAATTCATCTATTATATCTATAACACCTTGTATTAGTGCTTTGATGCCTCCAAATATGCCATTAAATAAGCCTGCGACTAAGTCTAATCCTGGTTTAATAAAATCATAAATACCTTTTATAACTTTTATAAAATTAGCTATATCATCAATAAATACTTTTATAAGCCATACCAATACTTTAAACACAACTTCAAAAATCGCTTTAATTCCCGGCATACATTGTCTTACTACATCTAACAGGCCCATAATAATAGGCATTACACTTTCTTTTATGACTTTTACAAGGTTATCAAAAGATGGTTTAATATAATCATAAGCTTTCATTACTGCATCTTTAATTTTGGGGAAATTCTGAAAAAACCATTCTGCCATATTTTTATATACAGGTATAACTACGGTCGTTATATAATCCCCTACAATTTTCATTACTGCTTTTATTGCATCAAATGCTATTTTTACAATTTCTTTAATTTCTGGTATATGTGGTTTAATCCAATTCCAAAAATCATTAAATACTGGTATTAAATTAGTTTTAACAAAGTTAGCTACAGTATCAAAAGCTTTGCCTATTATGTCCATAGCTTTACCTATAAAATCTTGTATTTGTGGCATTTTATCGAGTACCCATGTCAAAAACCCACCAAGTACAGGTAATAATTTACCACCAATAGCCTCTTTAACTTCGCCAAATTGATTTTTTAATATTACAAGTTTACCGGCGAACGTAGTTCCTGCTGCTTTTGCCGAATTGCCGAACTCGGTTTCTAGTTCTTTAAGAATAACTTTTTGTGCCCCAGCTACATCACCATGCTTAATCATAGCAGCGATTGAATCTTTTTGAGCCTGGGTGAATGTTACCCCAACTCTTTGTAATGCTGTTATACCTTTAATAGGGTCATTCAAAGCCTTACCTAATTGTATAGCTGAACCACTTGCATCAGTTCCTAGAGCAGTTGCCATGTTCAACATTGTTTCAGTTGCCATTGGAAATACATCTTTACCAATCTTAGTAAATGTTAATAATAAATTTTGCCCTTTTAATATTTCATCATCACTAAATTTAGTAACCTTTTGTAAGCTAGATGCTAAATCGGTTACCGCTTTTGCTGTCATACCACTAGCACCTTTTGTAGATGTTAGCACTGTCTCAAGTTGTTTAACTCCTGCTTCGGCTTCAGCTGCATCATCTACAAATCCTTTAATGCCTAACCCAATGCCTAAAACACTACCAAATTTTAAAGCAGCGCTGGCCATAGAACCAAAAGACAAGCCCATGCCTTTACTTACTGATTGCCCTTTTTTATCAATTTTATCTAATTTGCTTTCCACACCACTATCTTTTAAAAGGATGGAGCCAAAGAGTTCAAAAATTTGCATTGCTTACCTCCTCCCCTGATCTAGGTTTTTAATTTCCAAGGCTTCAGCTAATATTTTTTCTTTATCAAGTTTTACATTATTTTCAATTTCACTGCTAGAAGCTCTTTTTTTATAATCTTTATAGCTTGTAAAATGGTCTTTATCCATACGAGCATAGTCAACTTTCCATTGTTCCCATAGTCTATTCTCATCATTTTCTTTTTTGGCTTTATAGTACATTCCCATAACTTCATCAATATCAAATTTTAATATAAATTCAATATTATTATATCTGTGCATCAAAATATCAAGTAAATCTTCACTTTCTACTTCAATGCTAGCTTGAAAAAACTGTTTATACTCTCATCTGCGAATATAGTTTGAATGGATTCTATAAATAATATAGGCTCTTTTAATTCCTCTACTGTCTTTTCACTAATATCACTGATAAATTTATAAACTTCTTTTTCTGCATTGCTTATATTTTCAATAAAAATCATCATAATTTCAATTTGCATTTCATTTATCATAGTTTCTTTTATTTTTTTAAATGCTAGTTGTCTTTCGGCATCGGTCATTTCACCTTTTGGAACTTCTATTTTAGTTGCATTTTTTGCCAATACTTTAAGTTCTTCTCTTATACCCATTTTTTTAATTATTTTTGTAAATGTAAAGAAGTCAGGACTTTGTATTTTCCTCATTTATTTTCCTCCAATATAATTTAATATATTATTTATCTAATATCCCATCTATATGGTTTACAACAATATCCCCTTTAGGAATTATATCTTCATCGTTAACCCATTTTTCCATACTTATAACTAAATCATCAAATATCCAGTTCAAATCTTTATAATTCGGAGTGAATACCGCCCATGAATATCCTTCATGTGAGTTTTCTTTATTATCCCTTTCACTTGCGTATTCTTTAGCACTTTTATCAAGTCCTATTAATAAATTACTTGTTATCCAATGCCAAAATGATATTTGATAACACGAACTTTGAATTGCGTGACCCTTTATTTCATATCCGTTTTTATAAATATCTACAGTTATCAAAATATTTTAATCCCCTTTTATTTATTAACAATATAATTTAATAGAAAAAAGGCACCAATTAAGGTACCTTAGTTATTTATTACTGATAGAGCTGTGAAGCTATCTAACGCAACACCACTTAGTGACTTAACATCACTAGCATCCAAAACAGGCTTATTATAAGCAACTGTTACCACTTGACCTGAAGTTGGTGGAGTAGTTAAAGTTAATAACACTGCGCTAGTATTATTTATAAATCTTGTTGATGCCGTAACTACATTGGCCACTCCATTTACTGTTACTGCGAAGCCATCTTTTGGAACTGTAGCTGCAACAACGTCACTGAAAGTTACCATTACCTTTGCATTATCAATTACAGGAATACTAGCTACCATGAATTGATTTCCTGCAAATGGTTTAGGGTATCTTATTGCATAAGGTAATATATTGGGAGTATTAGGATCTAGGTGAGCTGTGAATGTTGCAGGCAAAACATTGTCTTTATCATCTTCTGTTTTGAGTTTCAATCCATCTTTTGATAAAGCATTATAAAGTATTATTACAACTGGCTTACCACTCCCACTTATTTTTCCTACCCATGCTATATTTTTGATATAGTCCGTTGGAAGAATTGAGGTTCTCCCAGTGATTAAATCAAAGTTTGAATCGCTTGTATCAATATCGGCTGAAAGTAAAGACATTTTAAGAATATCCGTAGTACACTCTAAAAAATTAACTTTTAAAGTAGCTGTAGCACTTACAAACACCACTAACCCTTTTATGTCCTCGGATTTTAATCCATCAACCTTTACTGTTCTTGTCTTAACATTTATTTCTAATTCATTTCCACCTGAAGTTGCACTCATCAAAGCTTCACTTGGAAGCAAGTAATCCTTGTAGACAGCGCCGCTATCCAAAAGTAAGTTTAATGGAGTGGTTGGTGTATAACTTACCGTGTTAGTTGAATTCATATATATTCCTCCTTAAATTTTATAAACTTTCACTATATACCGTAGTTGCCTTCTTTGTATTTCTATTTGTGGGTCCGGAAGTCCTAATTTATGGGGGTTGTTTCTGTTTATAGACACTTGCATAACGGAATCTATATAATGTAAACTGTTTAACTCATCGTGTATTAAGTCGGTTATAGATTCAATTCCTCGTATGTCGGTATCTTTATTATCCCAAATATCAACCTCTAATAAATTATTATCACTAAAAGAATTATTAGGTATTGAAGTGGGAAATCTAATTTCTACATAAGGATAAACCTTTTTAATTTTTGTTGGATAATGAATCACAAAGCATGGACATATCGGATCAATTATTCCACTAAGTAATTTATACAATGCCAGCATTATACTTCACCCATTTTAGCTTTATATATTTTATCTGCCACAGTTGATATTTTGAGCAATGAATTGACTATACCAGGTTCCAAGTAAGGTTGAGCTTGTTGCTTGCTTGTACCCTTTTCAACGTAAGTAGCGTATGGAGCTTCCGGAGTTACACCAATATAAACACCTTTGTTTTTATCCATTATCTCTGATACTATACATTTCTTAAGATTTCCAGTATCTATAGGCACGATATTTTGTACCTCTGCAACTGCTAAAACTCCCACAGCTTTACACAATTCTCTTTTACAATCATTTAAGTTTTTTAAAACCTTAACTTTATAACTTTTATATCCCAAGGCAAGCCACCTCCAAATAGTCCCATCCTATAATTACCTTAACTTCATATTTTTCAACAACGTTCTGAGGGTTAGTGTAATAAAAAACGGTGCCTACCCTTACATTAACATCAGCATCCATAAATATTCTTTTATTAACTTCAATATCATAACCATATTGTTTTATCAACAATGTTGTGCTATATGGCTGTATATCACAGACTGCGCTATTTACTTTTTCTAATACACCTGGAATAAATATACCATCAATTTTTTCTCCAGGTGCCTTATTATATATATCTACATTAAAATCATAAAACATTTTATCACCCCATCATCTTTATAGAGGGTAATGGCAATAATTTTTTAATATCATTAGTTATTGCAAAGGTTGAGCCATCAGCATAAGAAGTAAATCC